AGTTACCTGAAGTTAATCCTTGAGTATCTGTATTGTCTATGTTTTCGTAAAAATTAGCTCCTCCTTTTACATCACCTGTTGCTCCACTAAATGAACCAGACCCATTTTGTGGAATAGAAGCAGTATATGCTGGGACTGCTACTCCAGAATTATCTAAGTAATTGGGTGTTGGGGTTACATTTTTAACTCGTACATATCTTGAATTATTAGGGAATGAACCACTAACAATATCTATTTGATTTTCTGTTAGGTTATAAGAAATGATTTGGTCTCCTATCACACTTGAAATAAATCGTGGAGAATTTGGATCTAAACTTACATTTGTAAATGATTCAATAACAACTTTTTTATTTGTTCTATCATTACCCTGACGAATTAATACATTAAATGTACCTGATCCTGTGTTTGAGTTTGTAATTTCCCATCTAACATTATCTAAAGATCCTGAAACTAAAGATCCATCAGCATTTAGTGCTCCTGAGTTATTCATGATAATTCCTTCAGAAAGGGTTTCTAAAGCAAATGAAGAAGAAGTAGCATCGATATAATTTGAGATTGTTGTTGAAGTTGCAGAAGTATATGATCCTGTCACTACTCTAGCTACTAAAAGTGATTCGCCTCCATTATTAAAATAATTATATGCTGCAATTGATGTTAAATATGAATAAGTATCACTTCCACTTATAAGTGAACCCCCAAATCGATTTTTATAATCTGAATATGAGGTTACAACTATTGGGATTTCTATTGGTCCTTTAACTGTTGGTCCTATGATTGCTGCTCCTACTTTAACAGGAATAGGAGAAATAAATGTATTATCTATTTCATTAAGAGATACTCCTGGTGATGTTAAAAAGTTTGCCATTTTATATTAGTGATTAATTTTATTATAAATATTGGTTTTTTATTCAAAAGTTACTCCTGTTTGTGTAACATTAAAGTCTAATACTATAAATTCAGCTGTTCTTACAGGTTGGAGATATATAGCACCAACAAGTTGGTTATTATCAATTACAGTTGGTGTATTATTAGTTTCATCCATTACTACTCTATACGTGTATAAACCTTGTCTTTGTTGAACAGATGATAAATAAGGATTTACTTGAGATGTAAAATCGTTACGTGTTGCTACAGTATTTTGTTCAAATACTAATGAATCTGCAATTTGTTTTATAGTAGATTTTAATTCTATTAATAAACGACGTACATTTACTCTATCTAAAGCACTTTTCTTTTTCTGAAGTGTTTTTTGTCCAAATACTGTTACTCCTGAGTTAGGGAAAGTAGCAATTGGGTTGATATTTGCTTCATATAAAGTATCTCTATTTCCTTGGGTTAAAATTCTTTCTGCTTTAATTACTGTAGGTAAAGTTCCACGAGTAATTCCTGCTGGTGCTATCCAAGGTTCTGAAATTGAATCTGTAAAAGCATAGATACTTGGCACCATTGTTGAAGCAGGTACCCAAACTTGTTGTCCCGTATTAGGATCTAAGGTTTGTAACCAAGGCCAATAAGTAGAAGCGTATGAATTGTTTACAGTAGATGCTTCACTTACTACTTCCGATATATTAGCGTTGTAATCTAACATATCTACTATAGCCATAGTATCACCTCTTTCTTGACATTTTGTAATTAAAGAATTTACTACAGAAGCATGAGAAGCAAAATCTCTAACCAATCCAGGTGTTGAAATATATTTAAATTGATATTCGTCTTTATTAGAAAGAAGATTTATTGCTTGTGTATAGTCTGAAGCTATTAAACCTTGTGAGTTAGTATTAGTTATATTATCATAGTATTTTCCTTCTGTTGCTGGGATATTAGTTCCTGTTGCACTACCAAATGAACCACTTGAAGCTATTGGAATTGATGAAGTAAAGGCAGATACTGGGTCTCCTGAATTGTCTATATAATAAGGGGTTTTTCTGTTTACTTGTTTAACTCTTATATATCTAGATTGGTTTTGATAATTACCAGAGAGTTGAAGAAAGGTATCAGAGCCATCAGTTGCTATTGTTGTGGTTTGATTACCTATGACTTTTTCAATATAATTAGGGGTTGTTGGATCTAATGTTAAATTATCCCATGTTTCTAATACCACAGGAGAAATTCTATCATCATCCCCTCTACGAACTAGTAAAGTAAAAGTACCTGAAGAGGAGTTAGGGGAGACGATTTGCCATCTTATATTATCTGAGGAGCCTGAAGGGAGGGAATTATCTGCATTTTCTGTAGAATCACTATTCATAATTATTCCTTCAGATAATGTTTCAAGTTCAAATATTGTACCTAATGTTCCATCACTACCAGAAATAAATGAGCTAGTAGCAGGTGTAAATGAACCACTTGTAACACGTGTTACTAACAATGAAGTTCCTCCTCTATTAAAGTAATTATATGCTGAAATTGAAGTGAAATAAGTATAGTTTTGGCTTCCACTAATAAAAGAAGTACCAAACTTATTTACATATTCAGAATAAGTTGTTACAATTGTTGGTCTTTCAACAGGTTCTTTTACTGTAGGACCAATGATAGCAGCCCCAGCTTCAATAGGTTGTTGAGTAATAAATGATTGATCATTTTCAACAGTTAATACTCCAGGGGATAATATAGTTTCAGCCATTTAATGTATTTTATTTATAAATATTTAAGAGTTTTGGTCTATTGTAGAAAACTCACCTGTTTCGACATTTAATGAAATATCGCCATATTTTTCTTTTATAGATTTTGTGAAAGATAGTTCTTTTGTTTGAGTTTCTTTTAGAGTTTTTTTAACATTTTCGTATCTTTCTTCTATTTGTATTTTAATAATTTCAATTTCACCTAATTCAAATTGGAGGTTTTGAAAGTCTTGTTGTAATAAACGTAGTGTTTCTAATTCCTCTTTAGTTAAAACATTTTTTTCTGTAACAATTGGCATATTTTTTATTTTTATAAATTTAAAATTTAATTAACTTACTGTCCATTCACTTCCTGTTGATGTGTATATTTGTACATTCCAACCTGATGAATATCCAGTTAATTCAACCTTAGTATCAGGATATGGTTTTCCAGCATTTGATTGGATTAGAGATGAAGCAGATATAAATTGGCCTGTTCCTCCTTGGGCACCTAAAATATTTCCATACATCTTTCCACCAGTTTGTTGTAATCTAAAATCAACACTTGCTCCAGGAGTAGGATTTGTGAATAAAATAGTATATTTTGTTGGAATTAAAGGAGTAGTATCTAAAGACAATCTAACATCATTTACCCCATCTTGTCCTAAATCTACTAATAGAGTCCCTCCAGCATAAACAACATTCTCGATTGCAGTATTTACTGCTGAGCTATTATCTACAGATGTGTATGGAGAATAAAAGTTATCTCCATTAAATGCTACACTTCCTGTTACTATTAAACTACCTGAGATTATGGCTGATCCTGTATATGGGAAAGAAACACCTCCCTCTCCTGCATTTAAGGCATATGAAGCAGTAATAGCATGAGATGAAGTAGTTGCATAAGATGAAGAAATTGCTGTTTGTGATAGTAGAGCATTTAAGGCATATGAAGCAGTAATAGCATGAGATGAAGTAGTTGCATAAGATGAAGTAGTTGCATAAGATGAAGAAATTGCTGTTTGTGATAGTAGAGCATTTGTTGAATATGATGCTGTACCATTCATTGTTGTTCCACTTCCTAAAATTAAGGAACCTGATATAGTGATATCATAGGCTTCAGTGCCTGTAAAAGCATCTATAGATTGAGTCACATGCCATGTTTCGACAGTGTTTCCTGTGGTTATTCCAATTTTTGATAGAGTGCTAGCCATTTATTTTTTATTATAAATATTAAAAATCTTTGAATGTATTATAAACCTAAAATATTTTTTAATTGTTGGATTTGTTCTATTGTTAATTTTGTGAAATCTAAATTATTCATATTGGTATCTGAGTTTAGATTTGGGTCTTCAAAGACTATTTCTCTTGATATTCTGTTACCAATAGTTGCTTCTTCTGCTGTTTCAACATCATGCACATCTACATGCCAACTATCACTACCATTTCCTTGTTGTTTATATGTGTATATTGTTACGCTCATATTTCTATATAAAGAGTT